AACAATGGTGGACAAAACGCACACGGTGCAGTGACCAAACTTGCAGGTGACTCTGACCTTAACTCTATGATTGTCAACAATGGCTCTCACTGGGAAAATACTGTCAAAGACGCGGTAGGTGAAGGTGCATCTAAAACTTCTAGTGGTACTTGGATTGCAAAATATCCAGGCGACATTGGTAACGCTTTGACTGTATCTTTCTGTCCTGCTGCTGGTGCACCGGCCGACTCTGGTGCAACTCCCGCAGACCACTTTACTGATTGGGCATACGCTGCACAGTTCAATGGCGCGCCCGGAACTTCTACTTATGCATCCAGTAATGGTGCATCTAACGATGAAGTTCACGTTGCTGTTATCGACCGTACTGGTGTAATTTCTGGTACCGTTGGTGCAGTTCTTGAAAAGTTTGAATATCTCTCTGTTGCTAAAGGCGCAGTAACTTCTGACAATTCACCTAACTATATCTCTGACGTACTGAATGCAAACTCTCAGTATATCTGGAATGGTTACTTCGGTGATGACTCTGCTTTCGGTTCAGATTTCTTAAATCTTGGCGGAAACTGGGGTACTATTCCTGATGTAGATACTGCTACCGACTATGGTCTTGACAGTGATCTTACAGATGGTGTTCGTACAGTAAATCTTGGTGGTGGACAAGCGTCTGCAACTCTAGCTACTGGCGATATCTCAGAAGGTTACGATCTGTTCGAAGACAAACTCACTACCGAGATTGACTTCCTGATTGCTCCTATGCACCCAACTGCCGCACAAGGCGCGACTGTTACAAATGACCTAACGTCAATTGCAACTGCACGTAAAGATTGTGTTGTAGTAACTTCTGTAGACAGAGACAATCTTGTGGGTAAGACCGATGCACAAGCAACAACCAATGCGGTTTCCTTCGTTGGCGGATTAACTAAATCCTCTTACTTAATTGTCGATAACAACTTCATCAAGATCTTTGATAAGTACAACGACAAGTACATCAACATCCCTGCTGCTTCAAGCACTGCGGGTCTGATGGCTGCTACTGACATTATCGCAGATCCTTGGTACTCACCTGCCGGACAGAGACGTGGTAATTATCGTGGTGTTACCGATATCTTAACTAACCCTAACCAAACCCAACGTGACTCACTGTATAAAGCAGGTGTCAACCCTATCGCAAACATTCCAGGCACTGGTCTGATCTTGTTTGGTGATAAGACGTTGGAAAGCCGACCTTCTGCCTTTGACCGTATCAACGTAAGACGTTTGTTCATTGCGATTGAGAAGTCTATTGGTGAAGCTGCGAAAAACGTGATGTTCGAATTCAATGACGAGTTTACTCGTGCAGAGTTCGTAAATATCGTTGAACCTTTCCTCCGTAGAGTTAAGGGTCGTAGAGGTATAACTGACTTCCGTGTTGTATGTGATGAAACAAACAACAATCAAGAAGTTGTGGACAATAACCAATTTGTTGCAAGTATCTTCGTTAAACCCGCACGTTCTATCAACTTCGTTCAATTGAACTTTGTTGCTGTTAGAAGTGGTGTGGACTTTGAAGAAGTTATCGGCACGGTAGGAGCATAATACAATGGCTATTTTAGGTGTAGATGATTTTAAATCAAAACTAAAAGGCGGTGGTGCTCGTCCTAATCTCTTCAACTGTAAGTTGAACTTTCCTGCATTCGCCCTAGGTGATGCGGAATTGACTTCTTTCATGGTGAAGGGTGCACAGTTACCTTCTTCTAACGTAACTCCGATCACGGTACCTTTCCGTGGTCGTCAGTTGAAGATTGCCGGTGACCGTACATTCGAAGAGTGGACAGTAACCGTCATTAACGACACTGGTTTTGAAGTGCGTGATGCAATGGAACGTTGGATGAACGGTATTAATTCGCACAATGCGAACACCGGTTTCAATGATCCTGCGGATTATCAAACTGATTTGTCAGTTGACCAGTTGGACAAAGATGGACTTGTAATTAAGACTTACAACTTCCGTTCTTGTTTCCCAACCGTGATTTCTGCTATTGACTTGAACTATGATACCACAGACACTATCGAAGAGTTCACGGTAACATTCCAAGTTCAATACTGGGAGTCCGGAACAACTAGTTAAGTTGTGACTAAATATATGCGTAGGGGGATTTTCCCCCTGCGTATTATTTTTACTTTGAGGCAAAGATGGCAGACGACAATAACAGTATTATGAAATTATTCGGTTTCGAACTCAAAAGAGCATCGAAAAAAGAAACCGGTAAAGAAAATGATAAATTACCCTCTATCGTTCCGAAAGCGGATGACGATGGTGCGGGTTATGTAACTGCGTCTGGTTCTCACTATGGTCAGTACATTGACATTAATGGTGATAACGCAAAGGACAATGCAGAACTCATCATGAAGTATCGTGGTGTGGCCAACCATCCAGAGGTTGACGCAGCGATTGAAGATATTGTAAACGAAAGTATTTCTGGTTCGGAGACAACCTCTCCTGTAGAATTGAATCTTGATGGTATTGAAACCTCAGATAAAATTAAAAAATTAATGGTAGAAGAGTTTGATGGGATATGTTCCATGTTAAACTTTTCCGAGATGGGACACGACATATTCCGTTCATGGTATATTGACGGTCGTCTTGTCCATCACTTAGTAGTAAACGAATCTAATGCGAAGGCCGGTATCCAAGAGATCCGTCCTATAGACACCCCCAAGATTCGTAAAGTAAAAGAAGTAAAGTATAGAAAAGATACACAAACCGGTGCAAAGATCGTAGATAAAACCGAAGAGTTCTACGTGTTCCAAGAGAAGAGTTCTACGCAGAGTGCGGTAAAGATTTCTCCGGATGCAGTATCATATGTGACTTCAGGTCTTACCGATCCTACCAAGAAACGTATTTTATCCTACTTACAGAAAGCAATTAAACCCATCAACCAGTTGCGTATGATGGAAGATAGTCTGGTAATTTATCGTCTCGCACGTGCACCGGAACGTAGAATCTTTTATATTGATGTTGGTAACTTACCTGCTAACAAAGCAGAACAACACATGAAAGATATCATGAATCGTTATCGTAACAAGTTAGTATACGATGCGAGTACTGGTAACCTTAAAGATGACCGTAAACATATGTCTATGTTGGAGGACTTCTGGTTACCTCGTAGAGAAGGTGGTCGTGGTACCGAGATTAGTACACTACCTGGCGGTGAGAACCTTGGCCAGATTGACGATATTATATACTTCCAGAAGAGACTATATCGTTCTCTGAATGTACCTATCAACCGTTTAGAACAAGAGTCACAGTTTAGTCTGGGTCGTTCTACCGAGATTTCTAGGGATGAAGTTAAATTCCAGAAGTTTATCGATAGATTACGTAAACGTTTTTCTGGCCTATTCACTGGTATCCTGAAGAAACAATTAATCCTCAAAGGTATCTGTACAGAACAGGATTGGGATACTTGGAAGAATGATATTCAGATAGACTTTGTTCGTGATAATCATTTCACCGAGTTGAAGGATTCTGAGATACTTAGAGAAAGACTAAGTACCCTTGACCAAGTATCACAGTACGTAGGTGAATACTTCTCACGTGAGTGGGTAATGAAGAACGTCATGATGATGTCTGATGAAGATATCGAAGAAATGAAAACACAAGTCGAAGCCGAGAACGCAAAGGGCGGAGATGATAATGAAGAAGACCTTGGAGTATAACTATGACTGAAGAAGTAGAAACTAATCCCATCCATGATTTGATTGATGCGATCCAACAACAAGATTTTAACTCAGCACAGGGTTCTTTAGATGCCGTGTTGGCTGATAAGATGCATGACGCATTGGAAGTTGAAAAGATTTCTGTTGCAGACACTATCTTTAACGGTGTAGAAGAAGATCAACTGGAGATAGACTTCGAAGATGACGATCTCATCGAAGATGAAATAGAAGATGAAGTCGAAGATGAGACAGAATACGAGTCTGACGATATCGAATAAAAGTTTATTGTTAAAGATGGAATTTGTATAAATAATACCATAAACGGAAAAACTTAAAATGAAAACATTCGGTCAATTAAGAGAAGCTGTCGCTTCCAAAGGTAAAGTCGTCTTCAATAAGAAGATCGATAAAGTACCTGTTAAGATCGTGAAAGACTCGAAGGGTTTCGTTTTGTATATTGACGGTGATATGTTAGACACCTTCAAGGATCAAAAAGAAGCTGAGAAGACTGCAAAGACAGTCGTAAAGGAATTAAAATGAAACTGATTAGCGAATACTACGAAAACGACATTCAGTGTATCGTAGAAAAGAAAGAAGACGGTGCCAAGAAATATGTCATCGAGGGCGTATTCGCTCAAGCAGATCAAAAGAATCGTAATGGGCGAATTTACCCCAAAACAATTATGGAACGTGCTGTAAATAAGTACGTTACCGAACAAGTTAGCAAGAAGAGAGCAGTCGGTGAATTGAATCACCCCGAAGGCCCAACTGTTAACTTGGATAAAGTTTCGCATCTCATCACTGACCTCAGATTTGAGGGAAATGATGTGGTCGGAAAGGCACAAATATTGGATACTCCGATGGGTAAGATCGTTCAAGGTCTTCTAGAAGGTGGTGTTCAACTAGGTGTGTCAACTCGTGGTATGGGAAGTCTAGTGAACCGAAATGGTGTCGCATATGTTGGTGAAGATTTTCACCTTGCAACTATCGACATAGTACAAGACCCCTCCGCACCTGATGCTTTTGTTAATGGTATTATGGAAGGTGTGGATTGGATCTGGAATAACGGTATTTTGGAACAACAGATAATTGAAGATATGGAGACAGAAATCAAAAATGCACCGAAGGCGTACAGTTCTGCTGTTCAAATTCGTGAGTTTAAAAATTTCCTCTCGTTAATCAAATCTAATATGTAAGGAGTCTATAATGACTGATGAAACTAATGTCGAAGTAGAACTTCACGATGATATTAACGAAATCGTGGAGGAAACTCTCGAAGAAAAAGCAGAACCTAAAGGTGCTGGCGCAACATCAAGTGATGGTGTAACTGAACCTGAGTCTGTAGCGTCAGTAGATAAGGCGGCCGATGCAACTAAGAAAGCAGCATTACCCAAGACAAAAGCGGGCATGATTAACTCTATGTACCAGAAGATGAACTCCATGAAAAAAATGGATCTTCAGGCTGCATACGGTAAAATGATGGGCGAAGATGTCGAGTTTGATGTTGAAGTAGTTGCAGAAAAAATTGATACAGTAAGTGAACTTGATGCACTCGTAGAGTCAGAGGCAACTTTGTCTGATGAGTTCAAAGAGAAAACTTCAGTTATCTTTGAAGCTGCTGTTAAATCTAAACTGTCCGAAGAAGTTTCTCGTTTAGAGGAACAATACCAAGAAGAACTATCTGAAGAAGTCGCGTCTATTAAGAGTGATCTTGTTGAGAAAGTTGATTCTTACTTAAACTACGTAGTTGAAACTTGGATGGAAGATAATAAAGTTGCTGTTCAGAACGGTCTCCGTACTGAAATCGCAGAGAACTTTATGGACAAGATGAAGGATCTATTCGTAGAATCTCACATCGAAGTACCTGAGTCCAAGGTAGACCTAGTTGATGAACTCGCAGGTCAAGTTGAAGAACTTGAAGAGAAGTTAAATTCTCAAACTGGTGAGTCCATTAAACTGTCAGAAGAACTCGAAGTGTTGAAGCGTGATTCTATCATTGCTGAAGCTGCTCGTGGTTTGGCAGACACCCAAGTCGAGAAACTGAAAGGTCTCGTTGAAAGTATCGATTTTGAAAGTGCGGAAGTATTCGCATCTAAAGTTGCTACTATCCGCGAATCTTACTTTTCTCAAAAAATTAGTGAAGAAGTTGCCGTAGATGAGGAACCTGAAACAACTGTTGAAGTGTCTTCAAGCATGGATTCTTACCTCACTGCAATTAGAAAAACTTCTAGAACTCAATAAGGAATAACCAAATGAATTCTTACGATACTCTTATCGAAAAATGGGCTCCCGTCCTGAACGAAAGTTCTGCTGGCGAGATCAAAGATCACCAACGTAGAGCTGTTACTGCTGCAATCTTGGAAAACCAAGAGAAAGCAATGACGGAAGAGCGCGCTCAACACGCAGGTTTCGGTTCTTTGAACGAAGCTGCTCCGGGCAACAACACTACTTCTGTAGGTAACTGGGATCCAGTATTGATCTCTCTCGTTCGCCGTGCAATGCCTAACTTGATGGCATATGACGTATGTGGCGTTCAACCAATGTCTGGCCCAACTGGTCTCATCTTCGCGATGAAGGCACGTTATGGTGCTGGTGCAACTGCTTCACGTGAAGCATTGTTCAACGAAGCAGAAACTCAGTTCTCTGGTGACCGTACTGGTACTCACGATTCTGATAACGCTTCTGGTTTCAACGGCATCTCTGATGACTCTGAAACTGGTGTTCGCACTGTTGACTCAAGTGTAGACGATTCTCGTCTGACTTCACTTGCTGCAACTGGTATGACTACCGCTGCTGCTGAAGCACTGGGTGATGGTGTTGGTGCACCTTTCGCAGAAATGGGTTTCACCATCGAGAAGGCAACTGTAACTGCCGTATCTCGTGCGTTGAAAGCTGAGTACAGTTTAGAACTTGCACAAGACCTGAAAGCAATCCACGGTCTGGATGCAGAAACTGAACTTGCTAACATCCTCTCTACTGAGATCCTTGCGGAAATCAACCGTGAAGTTGTTCGTACTATCAACAGTCAAGCTAAAACTGGTGCTCTCCAGTCTAACGTTGCTACTAAAGGTATCTTTGACTTGTCAACTGATGCTGACGGTCGTTGGTCTGCTGAGAAGTTCAAGGGTCTGGTTGTACAGATCGACCGCGAAGCAAACGTAATTGCAAAAGAAACTCGCCGTGGAAAGGGTAACGTTGTTATCTGTTCTTCTGACGTTGCTACTGCACTTGCTGCTTCTGGTATGTTGGACTACACTCCTGCAATGTCTACCAACCTTCAGGTTGATGACACTGGTAACACTTTTGCTGGTACTTTGAACGGTCGCACTAAGGTCTATATTGACCCATATGCCTCTGCTGACTACATCACTGTAGGTTACAAAGGTACTAACGCATATGACGCAGGTGTATTCTACTGCCCATACGTTCCACTGCAAATGGTTAAAGCCGTTGGCGAGAATGACTTCCAACCACGTATCGGGTTCAAGACTCGTTATGGTATGGCGTCTAACCCGTTTGTCGGTGCTACTCCAAGTAACGGTCTTGCCGCTGCTAAGAGCAATGTTTACTACCGTATCTTCCGCGTTGACAATATCCTCGCGTAATGGTAGTATACATAAAATAATAAGAGTGATTGGATCGGGAGTTTCCTAGTCGTTAAATCACCTTTTGACCCTCATCCGAACGCGGATGGGGGTTTTTTTTATGTCCATTATAGTGGTCTATATTTTAGATAATTGTCCATTAATAGACCACTATAATGTGTATAAATAAAAGTAAAATCAACGAGAGTTATAATGGCAGAGTTAACATCAAATAAAAATTATCTACAACCCACAGGATTTAAGATTATTATATCCGGTGATGGTTATAAGAATCTGAGTTATTTTGCGCAGAGTGTAACACATCCTGGCTCCTCAGTTAATCCAACAGAGTTACCTACCCAACGTATTACTTCGGTTCCTCTTGCGGGTGATAAAATTACCTATGGGGAACTCACCGTAGAGATTATACTGGACGAAGATATTGTTGCATACAAAGAGATGCAGAACTGGTTGGAACGTATCGTGAATCAGTCGCAGGACAATGCAGCGGGTTCTGAGGGTACTACTCGCAGTACTTACGCAGATATAACATTGATTATCATGTCTAGTCACAACAACAAGAATGTGCAGATCAAATACTTTGATGCCTTGCCAACAAATGTTAGTCCAATCACTTTACAATCTAATGTTAGTGATATACAATACCCTACATTCACAGTAAGCTTTAGGTTCAGTTCTTTCGAGTTGGTATAAATGAGACACGTCTATATTATGAATGAGAATCTTCTGGATATACTAGAAGGTTTTAGAGAGTTGTTTATTGACAAATACGATGTTACCAAGACCAATACCTTTCTTGATGGGGAGAATAGAGATCATTGGATTAGTGACGAATACTTACAATCTATACAAGTAGGTCATGATGGATCACCCGAATCAGCAAGGTCTTATTGTCTCAAACCCGATCATGACGATTCATCTAATCTGGACTACCGAAAATCCTATATAACATTGGATGAAAGATTGAAGACTGAACTGGGAGTGCACAATTCTGCGCTTAGTCAGTTATATCCGGTTGGTGGATATATTGGATGGCATACAAATCAAAACGCATCTTCATACAATCTTATATTCACATGGAGCGAGACCGGTGATGGTTATTTTGAGTGGGTCGATCCCATAACAAAAGATCATATTCGCATGAAGGATAAGAAGGGGTGGACATGTAAGGCTGGATACTTTGGTTCTTCTGAAGAGACAGACCGTATCATATACCATTGCGCATCAACAGACAGTAAAAGAATTACCCTCTCATATACTCTCGGGTTCAGTCTAGAGTTCTGGGAAGACGTTATTGATCATATAAATACAGTTTGATTATTGGAGATTATTATGTTAGACCTTGAAAGTATATTATCAGAGTGGAAAGAGGATTCCCAAATTTCACAACACCAACTGGACGAGGTGTCTCGACACACGCCTAGTCTACATGCAAAATATTTACAGTACCTATCTCTTACAAAGTTACAACTCAAACGTGCAGAGAATTCTCAGAAGACTCTCTTGTTACAAAAATGGAAGTACTATAATGGTAAGATGGATCAAAAAGAGTTACTTGCTACTGGATGGGATTTAGATCCATTCGATGGACTCAAAGTACTCAAGGGTGACATGGATTTGTATTATGATGCAGATCCTGAGATTCAAAAGTCCGAAGAGAAGATACAATACTATAATACAATTATAGATACATTGAAAGAAATCGTTCAAAGTCTTAACTGGCGACACCAAACGATTGGTAACATGATTCGATATAGGGCATTTGAAGCGGGTGCATAATGCGACAGTATGATGATGAAGATGTAGATAAAGCAAACTGGTTACACGAACATGGCATGTGTGTAGACTTTAACATGATTGACTTAGCAAAGAGACTGTATGAACAAAGACAACACGATACGGGTGAGAATGTTAAACCATTCTTATCTGGCGATAGAGAGTAACGCACACCAAGAAATGGAGTTGCGGGAATTCTTTGCGTTTTTTGTTCCCGGCTACAAATATATGCCGGCATACAAACGTAAGGTTTGGGACGGTCGTGTGAAACTTTATAACACAGTGACAAAAAGTCTTAATGTTGGACTGTACCATCATCTGCGTAAATTCTGTGGTGATAGATTCTATCCTTTACAGATACTAGAACACGAAGAGTATGGTATTCCTAGTTCAACTACCAAGGTGAATCATCCCGAGTTGGTCAACTACCTAGGAAACCTCGGTAGTCCGTTCGATACGAGAGATTACCAGTACGAAGCGATATCCCATGGTATTGAAAACAAGCGGTGTTTATTACTATCTCCAACCGGCAGCGGCAAGAGTTTTATTATATACAATTTATTGCGGTTTGTCAAGGATAAAGAAAACGTAGGTAAAGTTTTAGTTATTGTTCCTACAACAAGTCTGGTAGAACAGATGTATAAAGACTTCATCGACTATGGTTATGACGTGGAGAATGAATGCCACAGGATCTACTCTGGTAAGGAGAAGGTTACTGATAAAGACGTTATCATCTCTACATGGCAGTCGATCTATAAGTTTGGCCCCGAGTGGTTCGAACAATTCGATGCAGTGTTTGGTGATGAAGTGCATCTATTCAAGGCAAAGTCTCTATCTACTATGATGGATAAATGTGTTAATGCTAAGTATAGATTCGGTACTACCGGTACACTAGATGGTACCGAGACGAACAAACTTGTACTTGAGGGTTTGTTTGGCCCTGTATATAAGGTTACTACTACTGCAAAGTTGCAAGAAGAGAAAACACTTGCTGATCTAGAGATCTCGATTCTTCTTCTGAGGTATCACAATGATATCTGTCAACGGATGAAGGACAAGACCTATCAGGAAGAAATTGACTACATAGTTACAAATGAACGAAGGAATAAGTTCATCACTAAACTTACAAAAGACCTAGATGGTAATAGTTTGGTCATGTTTCAGTTCGTAGAAAAACACGGTAAGGTTTTATACGAAATGATTAAAGACGCGGTATCTGATACCAACCGGAAAGTGTTCTATGTTTCTGGTGAAGTTGATGCGACTGACCGTGAGAAAATTAGGGGAATAGTGGAGAAAGAAAATGATGCAATTATTGTCGCTAGTTTGGGGACTTTTAGTACTGGTATCAATATTAGGAATCTGCACAATATTGTTTTTGGGACTCCATCAAAGTCTCAAGTCAAAGTACTTCAGTCAATCGGACGTGGACTCAGACAATCCGACAACGAAGCAGTGACCAAGTTATTTGATATCGCTGACGACTTCTCTGTAAAAGGACACCGTAACTTTACTTTAAACCATTCGGGTGAACGTGTTAAGATGTACACGAAAGAGGGTTTTAAGTATAAGATATATAAGATAGACCTAAAAGGAAACGATGATGATATATGATTTAAAACAAGTGAAACAACTCAAGTTATCCACTGGTGAAGAGATCATGTGTGAGATCCTTGAGGAAGATGATTATGATCTTATTATTAGAAATCCTCTTACCATCCAGTTTGCGCAAACCGAAGATGGCCAGAGAATGTGGTCGTTCCGTTTGTTCATGTGTTATCAGGATGATCCGGATAGATTCATTCTTTTGAAGTTGGATAAGATTGTCAGTATCGCTAATCCAGTTGACGAAATTTTGAAACAGTATGTTCAAGCAGTTGATTCTATCATGGATTATGAAGGTACTGAACCAGAGTATGACGATGAGTTTGTTTCGATGGATAGTGACTCACCTAATAACATTTTAAAGTTCCCTACAACCATTCACTAAACGTTACATTGACTGGGGGGCAGACAACATGCTTATTTTATCATATAAATTTTAATATGGCAAGGATTATTTTATGAAAGTTGGTTTTACCTGTTCTGCATTTGATCTGTTACATGCAGGTCACGTTCAGATGTTGCGTAATGCAAAAGAACAATGTGATTATCTTATTGTGGGTCTACAGACAGATCCTAGCGTAGACCGTTCCGATAAGAACTCCCCTATCCAGACCATCGTTGAACGATACAGTCAACTCAATGCCTGTAAGTATGTCGATGAGATTATCCCCTATACCACAGAGTCAGACTTGGAAGATATCTT